TTTTAACATTTAATGATATTTCTGAAAATATGGCAGTTATTAATGTATGTTTAACTGAAAAACATAACCGTGATTTATATGAATTAAATGGTTTGGCAAAAAATGGAATTACTTTACAAGAAATACAGATGTATTTTAAAGAATGTAATATTTGTAAAAATAAATTTGATTATGATAAGAACCCAGCAAGTCATTGTTGTAAATCCAAGTTTATTTGTTCATCACATTATATGCTTGGATGTCGATTGGTTCATATTTTAGATAATACTAATCATAATATGATGTGCCCAGATTGTAATAATCAACTCCAACAATCGGGTCCTGCAGATTTTACTCCAAAGTGGGAAATTAAATATAATCAAATTAAACTATCTTCAAACATAAATAATAATAAAGAAGATAATAAAGAAGATAATCAAAATAATTCATTATTTTTAAAAATAAGTAGTAGTGAGTTCCAAAATGAAGAAATGGATGAAGAAGAAAATGTATTTCAACGATTCTTTAATGATGATGAAGATTTATATCAATATATTTCAACGGTCTTTAATTAAGTAAAGTTTATATAAATTATATTTAATACAATTTATATAAATTAATTCTTTTTTTTATCTCCACAACATTCGGTGACAAATTCAAATGCAATTTTCATTAAAGGCATTCTAATTTTTCTTAATTTAGTTGCTGCATCATAATATCCTTCTCTTCCTTTTACTAATAATGCTTGAATTTCACGCATCTTCTTTGGTAATGGTTTTAATAATTCAACATATTTTCTTTTCTTATCAATTGTTACTGCTTCTTCTAAAAATCCTTCGATAATCATTGAATGTTTTAAAATACAATCATAACATCTTCTATCTGGGTCTCTTAAATGGTCTTCTAATAATAAAATATTTTTAACAACTTCTCTTATATTAAAAACTGGATTTAATACTGGCATAATTTGACGAGGACATTTATGATTAACTGTTCTTTTCATTTTTGAATAATCAATACTTTTATCTGCATTATAATAATTATGAATGAGTTCTTTTCTAATTTTTCTTACATCTTGTGAAAATTTACAAAATTTTTTATCACATTTACATTGTGTAATTTTCTTTTGTAATTTTCTTAATACATTTGGTAAATCTTTTAATATTGGATATAAAAATTCATCCTCTTTATGGTCTGATTGTAATAAACAATCAACGTGTGATTCAACTGCCATACATTTCTCCTTAATACAATCAAGACAACGTCTTTCAAATTGAAATAATTTATCTTCTATCTGAATTAAATCTTTAATTATATACATAATTTTATCATTTGTAATTTTATCATGGACAACTGATTTTTTATTTCGGTTTCCAGATTTTGCGACTTTTGATTTTTGTTTTGTCATATAATAATTCTATATAATTCAGATATATAAAATAAAAATAAATTAATTTTTAATTATTAAAAATCATCATTTGTTGTAAATACAAAACTTTCTGAACTCATTATACCTGCTTTTTGATATTCACCTACTCGTTTTTCAAAAAAATTAGTTTTGCCTTGTAATGAAATCATTTCCATAAATGAAAAAGGATTTTTTGCATTAAATAATTTATTATAATTTAAATCAACTAATAATCTATCTGCTACAAATTCAATATATTCACCCATAAGTTTTGAATTCATACCAATTAATTTACAAGGTAATGCATCAATAATAAATTCTTTCTCAAGTTTGACTGCATCTCCAACTATTTCATGAATAATTTTTTCATCTAATCGATTTACTAATTTATTATATAATAAACATGCAAAATCTGTATGTAATCCTTCATCACGACTGATTAACTCATTTGAAAAAGTAAGACCTGGCATTAATCCTCTTTTCTTTAACCAAAAAATAGCACAAAATGAACCAGAAAAAAATATTCCTTCAATACATGCAAATGCAACTAAACGTTGATTAAATGATTGTTTATTATTCATCCATTTAAAAGCCCATTCTGCTTTCTTTTTAATAATTGGTATTGTATGAATTGCATTTAATAAATTTGTTTTTTCAACTTGGTCTTTAATATAAGTATCAATCATTAATGAATATGTTTCACTATGAACATTTTCCATTGCTAATTGAAATCCATAAAAACAACGAACTTCTGGTAATTGAATTTCTTCAATAAAATTCATTGCTATATTTTCTAATACAATTCCATCACTTGATGCAAAGAATGCTAAAATATATTTGATAAAATGTTTTTCATTATTATTTAATTTATTCCAATCTCTATTATCTTGTGAAAAATCAATTTCTTCTGCAGTCCAAAAACTGGCCATATGTTTTTTATACATTTGCCAAACATCATTATGTTCAATTGGAAATAATACATATCTATTTTTATTTTCTTGAAGTAATGGTTCTGGATTCATTTGATATACTTTACTATAATAAAAATTAATAATTATTATTTTTTATTTTTAAATATATATCTAAATATAATCTAAAATATAGGTTTTAATTCATTATAAAAAATAAAATAAGTCCATTACAATATTCCATTTTTTTAATTTTTTATTTTTATTTTTATTTTTTTATTTTTTTATTTTTTATTTTTTATTTTTATTTTTATTTTTTTATTTTTTTATTTTTCTTTTTATTTTAATCTTTGTTAAATTTATTATATTTGTTAAATTTATTATGTTTGTTAAATTTATTATGTTTGTTAAATTTATTGTGTTTGTTAAATTTATTACCATCTTCTTTATTATTATGATGGTATTCCTTTTTGTATTGACTTCTTTTGTCATTATTATATTTTTTATTACCATCTTCTTTATTATTATGATGGTATTCCTTTTTATTATGACTTCTTTTTTCGTCATATTTTTTATTACTGTTTCTTTCATTTCTGTTTTGTTCTTCTTTTTTTACATTCTTAATGAGTTCCGTAAAATTTACTTCTGGATTCTCATTAATATAATTATTCATTTTTAAAAAACTATCATATGTAATCGCTATGTTAATAATATTATCCATATTAATTTCTAATGTTTGATATTCTTCTAAAAATAATGATGTTTTTTTCCAAAACTTTTTTTCCTCTATAATTGAGTTATCTATTTTATTTGATTGTGATAATATTTTATCAATGCAATCTTCAATTTCTAACTGTAATAAACTCTGCAATTTTGGTTCTTCTACTATGCTCACTGCTTCAGTTAATTTCATTACATATTGATTATAAAAATCATTGGTATAATCAAAAATTACTTGATTTGAATATTTAAATCGGATTCTTAATATTAATTCAGTCTTTGACTGATATTTATATTTTTCAATTCCGAAAAATTCACAAATTGTATGTAAATCTTCTAATGAAATAGACATCTTGTTCTTGAGTAAGTATTTTACTATTGTAAAGTTTGTCTCGTTAAAGTTTATCTCGTTAAAGCTTGTTCGTTCGCTAAAATAAGATTTTAAGTTATAACCTATTTGAAAATCAATTTTATTTTTTTTTTTTAAGTTTTTTAATAAAATTTTATATTTTATTAAAATTAACTAATTCATGATTGATTTTATTCGATTTATATAATGAGCTCGTTTTCTTGGTGGGTTTTCTCTTATTAAATTTGATAATCTTAAAAGTATATCACGAGTTGGTGGAAATTCTAATTTTACTAACTCATCAATCATTATGTCAAGTTCGGTTCGTAATTCTGGACAAATTTTTTCTTTCTTACACAATGGACAACTATTATGAATAAAACACCAAGAATTAATACATTCTTTACAAAATGAATGTTCGCATTGCGTTGTTATTTTATTTATAATATTACAATTACAAATACCACATTTTTCAGCATGTGGATGATTATTAATTAAATCAATCAACTCTGTTTTATTTAACGTTGAGTATCCTCGAATACCTATTGATTTACATGTATCTTTCAATTCTTTTATAGTTGGCATTTTTTAAATTTAAGATTATTTCAATTTTAAAATATATTTATAAACTTAGATAGAAATCAATTTTTATTTTAGATATCTAATTAAGTCCCTTTCATAAATTTGTTTTTTTAAAATGGATGAGTTATTCATGTTCGATTGTATCGACCCAGAAATACTCAAACTCACGAGTAACCATTCCGTTAATCATAAAACCATATTCTACTAATACATGTACATACTCAAATTGCCCGTATTCATGAAAACAATATAATTCCCAAATTGTATTATTGAGCCCATATGTGTATTGAACGTCTTCTTGGCGTATAGCCAATTTACGTTTGAGTTCGCCTGCATATTTATCGAAATTAGCGACGTGTTGAGCTTCTTCAAATTGATGTTTGTAGTCAGTTACAATTGCTTCTAATTCAGTTGGCAAAGTATTAAGTAAAGACATTGTTGTTTAAAACAAGTAAAGTATCAGTTAAAGTTATCGATTAAGAATGGATAATTTTTAGTTATAACCTGGATAAAAATCAATTTTATTTTTAATATCTAATTAAGTCCCGTTTATAAGATTGTTTTTTAAAAATTAACAACAAATGTCTTCTGTTGCATCAATGCTAATATGAAGATTATTATTATTTAAGCCATAATATTGAATCGAAATACAATCATAATATTCATCCTCATGAATTTCTTCTAATTCGTCGCGATAATACCGATACATTTTCTTATATTGTTCATCTTCCAGTGGAAATCGGTCTGTTGTTTTGAAAAATCCATTTTTGTCGCGACCTGTGTGTTGATTGGTGTTCGCAAATTTTCTGGAAGTCAACCAGTAATTTATGGCAAACTCTTCTTCTGATATAATGTAATGTGTAATTGACATTCGTTTGATTTCCCACAATACGTCTTCCATCTTCTTTTTGTGTTCTTTTCTATACTCTTCGAATTCCATATCCTCCTTATCCTTTATGATAAGGTCTTCAATTTCTTTTGGTAAAAAATCGAGAGACATTTTAAATGGTTAAAGTTATCGATTAAAAATGGATAATTTTGAGTTATAATTTAGATACAATTCAATTTTAATTAGATTAAATTCAGAATGTTATCAATTTCAGAACGTTTATAATAGCACTTGTCTTTAAAAATAACACATGTTTCTTCGTACTCATATAAATCTTCTTCGTAGTCATAAAAACCTTCTTTTACAACAATCAAAGCTCCTTCAATCAGTTCATAAATGGTACTTTTGTCCCTGTGCCATACCGATGTATTTTGTCCAAATAAATTTTGTCCAAGCCATGAATATTTCTTTGTGTATTTTTTTTTAAACTCAGCAACTACCTTGTCGTATTTTTCAGAGATTTCTATTTGATTGCGATAATTAACAATCATGTTTTCGATATCTGTTGGTAAAAAATCAAGAGACATTTTGAGTGTTAAAGTTATCAATTAAAAATGGATAATTTTGAGTTATAATTTAGATACGATTCAATTTTAATTTTGAATAATGAATAGAGTCCATTATATAGATTTATTTTTTAAAAATAAAGAACAGATTAATAATAATCATTTTCGATTAAGATTTTATTATCTAATGTTGGGTCAAAAATTTTCCGTTCGGTACAATCATATACTTTAAGACCATATTTATTTAGTCCATCCAGTAAAGTATGATTCTTCATAACTAATGCTGGACCACACGGTACGTTGCGTAATATAATTGCAGAATCTGTTTTTTTCATACCGAGTATTCTAAACCCATAATCTCTTTTTTTAATAACTGTATCATAATAAAAAGCACCATGTCTATCATTAAGTTTCCTATCAGAACGAGTTGTTCCATCATAGTTTTTTGTTATTTCATATTCTTGTGAATTAATTAAATCAAGAGATTTTTTAAAATTTTGTTTGTGTTCTTCGCGTTCCATCTCTTCCTTATCCTTAATGATAATGTCTTCAATTTCTTTTGGTA